GGGTCTAGCCCGGTGTTCCGCACCGGTACGGGAATTATTGCGCGGCCATCTCCGGCTGCGGGGCGCCTTCCGGCGGCATCGGCATGCCCTGTGGCGGCATCTCGGGCTCGGCCGGCATCTGCGGCGCATCTGCGGCGTCACCCGGCAGACCTGGCTGCATCATCTCCATCAGCAACTGACGGAACACGAGGCGCATGGCATCAGGATCGGTCGCTCCGACGACCTTGAGGCGATCCGTCTCAGCGCGGTAGCTGTCGAGGGCGTGGCCGTCTTCCGAGTGGCCCGCCTTCTCCTGCAGCTTGGCGTGCTGTTCCTCAATGCGCTGCATGGCCTGGCCGAGCGCATCATGAAGCTGCTGAACCTGCTGCTGAAGCTGTTCCTCGGCTGGCGGCGTGCCCTGCCCGAGGATGGCCGGCGGGATAGTGCGCTTGATCCGCTCCACCAGTTCGTCGGCGCCGGGGAAATCCGCGTTCTTGAACAGGATATCGCCCGCGATCTTGGCAAGCTCCTGGTTCTGCTGAAGGATCTGCGAGATCGCGTTAAACGCCTCCTGGCGTCGCGTCCCAAACGACGGCCCAATGTCGGCCTCAACGGCGTAGCGCCCGACGTTCGGGTTGAAGATCGTGGCGACCTTGTCCCGAAGGTCGGGATCGGCCTGGGCGCGCTTCAATTCCTCGTCCGAGGCAGGCTTGCCCGCAACCATCTTTTGGATCGGCTTTTCAGCGTCCGGCGCGACCTGAACGTCCGACTGGTCGCCACTCTCCGCCATGATTTTCACGACCCGCTCGGTGTCGTAGACCTTCGGGATGAGGTCGATCAGGATGCGGCCGGTGTACCGGATCGCCTGCGCTTGGTGATCAGTGTAGTGATACGTCGCGTTGTCGCCTTGACGCTGGCGCTGCTGGATCGCAACGCCGCTGCGCTCGTTCGACGGGGCGCCTAACTCGGCCTGATACTGCCCCGAAGCGAACATGAGTTCGTTCGACGCCGTCTGCATACCCTGAATGAAGACCTGCGAGGCCATCATGGGCGCCGCCCGTTGCGGAGCCGGGATCGCCGATCCGTCTTCACGCATAGAGTTGTATGGCAGAACCGAATGGTTCTCCCGATTTGCGCTGTTCCAGTACTGCTCGTACCCCTCAATCGCCTCTGCGGGGGCAAGATACGGCGATTTCCCCTGAAGCGCTCCGTACTCGACGGACCCAGAACTGTTGTAGTTGTACATCCGCTGCGCATCCTTGAGCGCACGGACGTGTCCCTTACGATCTAGGACGCCGTCAATAACCGTCTCTTCGCCGATTACACGAACGATCGGCACAAATTGTCCAGGCCAAATATTGCGATCCACGATGCGCGAGCTGGCGATCTTGAACCATTGCATCTCGAAACGAGTGGTCGCGCGCTCTGCGCGGACGAAGTCAGGCTCTGCCTCCCTTCGTGCATCGAACTCGCTACGCAGATCCGGCGGGATCTCGCTTCGCATCACGCTCGTGCCGTCGTTCAGCGCGTACAGCGTGTCGGCGATTTCGCGACGGCGATAATACTCGCAGATGCGGACGTGGTCCTTTGTATCCCAAGAGCGCCCCTCGTCACACAGCGCCTTTGAGCCGGCCACGTCCTTCCACTGAGGATGCTCCGTATCCCAAAGGTCTTTCGGCACGTCACGGAATACGAAGCCAAAGCGAGCGTCTGAGCCGTCAAACTCCTTAATGTCGGGGTCAAGGTAGACCGAAAGCGGGTCGGCGACGCGCTGGATTTTGATATCCTGATCAAATGACGACGGATCGATATACTCCGTCAAGACGCGCCAGCACCCATATCCGCCGTAGACCTGATGGCGGAATGCGGCCTCATACGACTCTGTCGCGTTTGATCGATATTCGATATGGCGGGTTATGCCTTCATAGACCTTGGCGCTGTCGTAAGTAGCGCCGTCGCCCACCGGGCGGATGCTGATGCTGGCCTTGTTCTGCCGTGCATCGTTCAGCACTTGGAGGCAATGCTGGCGGGTTTTGTTGATCGTCAGGCACGGGCGAGGCCCGTTCGGGTCGCTGATCCGGTTCTGATAATCGCGCTCAGCCCACTGAAAATTATTGTCGCTGTCACCCTCGGCGAATTTCTGGTCAGCATTCCACAGATCGCGCGCCTTGGCCTCCCAATCCTGGCAGGCCTTGAAGCGCTTCTGCGCCTCGCGAACGATCTCCCTGTCTTCAGCGGTCTCGCGGGGCATTAGGCGTTCACTTGAGCGCAGGAAGCGTTGACGTGGCACCGGAGTTCTTCTCGGACCATCACTTCGCGCAGAACGGCAAGGCGCTCGGGCAAGTCAGAAAGCACTGAAAAGCGCGGGTCCGAGCGAAGGCGCTCTACTTCGCGAGACGCTTGCTCATAGGTCATGCCGCGATAGCGGTGATATGGGGGCATCAGGCGCACCACCTGGGGAAGTCTAGCTTCTCGCTCAAAAGCGCACCCTGCGCGCACGCAACAGGATCTGCACATCGGTTTTCAGCGATCGCCGCAAGCACATCTCGTCGCAGATCGTCTTCTTCCGAATGCGCCATTTCTGGATCAGTCGTGAGGGTGGCGATACGAGCTGCGCGGACAGCAACGGCGGCCTCAGTGAGGATCGGATTGGACATGTTCACCCCATCCATGCTGTGTTCGACGGCGCGTGTTGCGGCATCACGAGCTTCGGGCGGGGTTTGGCCTTTGGAGCCGCCAGCGACATCGCGAGGTAGCGAAAGGCGTCCGCCGCGTGGCTATGGTGGTCGTGCAGCGGCTTGCGGCTGAATTGCTTCGTGTCGGGATCAACGTCGTAGCGGTAGTGGCGAAGGTGGTTGATGCCGTCCGCGCACTTGGCTTCGTCAAACCAGAGGTTCGGGAAGATCGTCCGAGCGGCGTTGATGCCCTCAATCACGTCCCGTCTCGGCAGCACGATCACCGTCCGGCCGGCGGCGCGCATCATCTGCGCGATGGTCCGTCCGTTGGCCGCGAGAGTGGTGCTATCCGCGTCGTGCGGCAGATAATCGTTCCCGTAGACGTAGCCTTTGGCCTGCAGATCCACGAGGATGTCGGGGATCTTGCGCTGGCTCGCCTCGTAGAAATCCAGAACGCGGTATTCAAGGCCGATGGCCTGCGCGAACCAGACGGACGTGCTGTCGGCCCAGCCGAGATCGAAGAACGTATGAACCGGCTTGGTGCGATCGTAGGGAACGCGCGTGATGCGCCCCTCAGAGGTCGCGGCGCGCAACTCGGTGGCATAGACCGCACCGTCCAGCGTTTGCCGCGTGGAGCCTTCCCAGACGTTCTGGTAGGCATCTGGATCGCGAGCGGCCAGTTCGTCCTTCTCCCGGCGCAGAACATCGGGGAACCAAGGGTTATCAGACCAATTCAACCTGACGACTTTGGCTTCAGCCGGAGGGTTGACGACGAAGCGCTGATAGGTCGGATCGGTGTCCAATTCGGGGTTGAACGTGATCCAAATTTCCGACCCGTCCTTGCGGATTGTCGGGATGAGTTTTGACCAAGAAGCGTTGGAGACCGTCTGAGCCTCTTCGACCCAGCAAACGTCGATCCCCTCGGTCGATTTCAGGCTGTCAATTTTGTGCCGAAGCCCTGAGAAAATGAACTCGGACCCGTTCCGCCCGATAATCCGCTTGTCCTGAACCTCGAAAGCGCTCCGCAGCCCCAATTCCTCAATCTGATTAGACAGGAGTTGATGCACGCTCTCATTGATCGAATTTTGAAACTCGCGGGCGCATAGAACGCGCATCGGACGAGCCGCGGATTGAATGACGAGCGCCCGTGCGGCACCCCATGACTTCGATCCGCCGCGCCCGCCATGCAGCACCTTGTAGCGATGCGGCTCAAACAGGAACGCCAGCTTCTCGGGGAACTCTGCCTGCATCAGATCGGGTTCAGACACAGAATATCAACGGTAGTATCTGCCGGCGTCGTTGCGATAAGCGAAAGGTTGCCGAGGGCCGCGAGGTTGATTGACAGCGGCTGCGCGGCAAATCGAAAGGTGACTGCTGTCGCGGTAACGCTGGTGATGACCGGGTAAGTGAACGTCACGCTGGGACTGGCAGACTTGATCTGCATGAAGCATCGAGGCGGCGCAGCGAAAGCGAAAGGCGTATCAACGCCGTTGACCTTAGTAGTGTACGACCAAACGCCTTGAGTGTAGCCGCTAACGCTGGTGAAGTTCGACAAGGTGCCAACGGCGCGCTGGAACGTCTGAACTATAACCTGACCGGTCTGCGTGTTGACGCTCTGGACCGGGGCCATCGCCGCTATATCTGCGTCGGAAAGCTGTGAAGGCGGATACACGCCATTAATAGTTGCCGCACAGCATGCATTCTGCGCCAGTACAGGATTGGCGCCGAAGACGGCAAGCGTCGTGCTCAAGGCAAACTCGATCAGAGCCTTCATGGCTAGACCTCAGTTAGCTGTGAAGCTGCTGTTACTGTAGACCGTCGAGGCTGTTGCGCCACCACCCTGGGTATACTGAACCTGAAACCAGCGAGTAGTCAGGTTGGCTGTCATCACCGCGTAGCCGCCATTAGCCCCGTTCGCCACAGTAATCGTTGCGGTTGCCTGCGTAAACGGAACGGCACATCCGCTATCTTGGCACCCACGAAGAATATAGGTGCCCGTCTGCGAAGCGAAGCCGGTGACATTTATCCGCGAGTAAAGGGGCGTGACGCCAACATCGTGAATGGCGCTGCTCTGCGTGGCGTTTGTCGCAACGGACTGACCTGTGAAATCAACGAACAGCAGCGCCCGCTGCTGGATCGCCTGAAGCGCGGTGATCTCGGTGGCTTGGTTCGCTGCCGTGGAAGCGCCGGTCGGAAGACCGGAGGTCGTGACGGTGACGGAAGCACCCGGTGACTGGATCAGCCGGCCGTTGCTGTCTACCGCGAGATAGGAGCTTGCTCCACTGGTCAGGGTCGGCAGTGTGGCGTTGTACTGACCAGCGAGCGAGAATACCGCGCCGCCAGTGCCGCGCATGCGACTCCAAGTCGTGCCATCGAAGACGTAGTTGTAGACGACGTTCTGTTGGTTCGTCGTGCTCGTCGCCTGTCCGTCGGTGGCGTTCGATGTCGTCGCCGCATTAGCCGATCCACCGCCTCCCGTACCGCCCGTCACCGCAAGCGGGTTCGCAGCCGTGCCGATCACTGCGCCCTTGCTGTCGTACAGCGTGACGCCAGGCCACGACTGCTGAGCGTGGGCAGCACTGGAGAGGCCGAGCGCAAGCGCTGCAGTTAAGATCGACCGTGCGAGCATGGTGCTTCTTTCAGAACGCTGGCATCATGCCGCGAGCGCGGCCTTGAACGCCGCGGCGGCGCTCGGCTTCTGGTCACGGGCGTCGCTTGGGGCCGAGGTCTGCGGCGGCTGCGCGAGATAGGTGCGGGACGAGTAACCGCTGTCGGTGATCTCGTAGGGGCAGTCGTCCACGCAGGGCTGCTCGGCATAGCCGAGGGTGACGCCGGACCCGCCGCGCATCGTGGTCGCGACATAGCCCGGGTAGTTCGGATCGTCGCCGCCCTGGTTCTGCGGGTAGGTCGCCGCAGCGCCCGTGCCGCCGCAGCCGGTGCCGTATTCGTAGAGCGCCCACGGCTTGCCGAGCTTTTCGGCCAGCAGGACGAGCTGTTCGGCACCGAGGCGGGCCGGGTTCAGCACGTTCGCCATGTAGCGCGACCAGCCGACCATGTTGTCGTAGGCCGAACCCTTCGACTGGTTGTAGCCATCGATGCCGACGATATCGAGCTGCGCGGCCGGCGGGATCAGACTTGTCCAGGCCACGTCATTGAAGCCGGTGGCGGGGTTCCAGGCGATGAGCCCCGCCGGATCGGCGGCACGGATCACCGCGACCTTGTGCGCGTAGGCCGAGAGGTAATCCGCCACGGTGCCGGCGCCGGAGTAGGCCGGCGACCACGGAAACCGCGACACGTTCGGCTCATGGCCGAGGCGGTAGACGCGGCGCCCGGGGAACTTGGTCTTGTAGGTCCCGATCAGGGTCGTCGTCTCGGTGTCGCCCGAGCCGCCGGCCGAAGCTGCAAGCGAGACGCCCGCCACGGTGAGCGGCACCGTCATCACGAGGCCGGTGAAGCCGGCCGCGCTCCACACGTTGGCGACATTCTGGCCCGACGAGAGCATGTTCGCCCAGGTGGAGAAATCGCCGTGGTCGTTCGCGATCGTCGGCTTCGCGAGAGCCATCGCGGTCGCCCAGGTCTGGACGGGCGCAGGGGAGGCATAGCCGACGTAGACGCTGCGGCGGCGTGACAGGCCGGGCTTCGCCAGCGGGGCACGCGCCGTACCGTCGGCGAGCGGCGGGCCGAAGCGGTAGGGGTGGGCCGGGTGAAGCTGGCGCTGGTAGCCGCCCTGCCACGCCGACCAGCCCTGCCAGCGCAGAGCATCGGCCAGAGCGCCCGAGTAGTTGTCGAGCAGCACGCGGAACTGGCGGATCTGGATACGCGGGGTGGTGGCGCCGCTCGTGTCGGGCGAGCCGATGACGATGCCGCCGACGATGGACTGCGTGCCGATGCCAGACTTGGTCGCCGAGCGGTCGCCGTTGGCGTCCATCCAGCCCGTGCCGTCGGCGCCGTAGCGCAGGATCAGGGCAATGGCCGCCTCAGTTGGGAACGCGAAGGGCGTCAGCGCCGCAGTGTCCGTGCCGTTGGCGATGTACGGATAGCCGCTGTAGCCGTTGTGCTTGAGGAAATAGAACGGTCGGCCCTCGTTCATCCGGTTGCGGTCATAGCGACCATTCCAGAGGAAGCCGTAGTCCCCGGGCTGGCCCGAGACGCCGTTCGCGGTGACGCCCGCATCCTTCGTGTAACCATCGAAGTCGGCGAGCACGTAGTAGCCGGCCGGTACATCGGGGCCGGGCGAGGCGATCGAAGCGCCATCCTGGCCGAGATCTACCGCCGGCAGCCCGCGCGGACCAGCGGCGCGATAAGTGCCGTCCACCGAACCCGCATCGGTCGCACGCCCGAGGGCATTGGTCAGGCGACCGCTGGCGAGCGTGAAGTTGTAGACCGGCAGGAGCGCGGTCGCCGGCACCAGCGCCGGGGTCCAGAGCGGGACCGTCGAGATCACGCCTGGGAAAATTCGCCCGAAAAGTCCCTGAGGCCCGGGAAGGAACGAACCGAACAAGGACCGGAATGCCATTACCGGCGAGCCCCGGTCGCCAAAACGGTGACAGTGCAGGTCCCGGCCGGCGAAGGCGTGCCGGTCGTCGCAACGCCAACGACAGCGATCCCGTCCTCGCCACCCGTGCCCTGCGAGGCATAGATGTCGTAGAGCGTCCCGTCGGTCATGATGAGCCGAACGAAGCCGGCAGCCGAACACGCGGCGCGATAGCCGGAGCCGGCTGCCACATTCGTGCCAGGGGTGACAGGCCGCGCCGTCGTGTACGCGGTCTGCGCCAAGACAGGGCTGGAGAGGCCAACGGCGAGAGCCGCGGCCAGGATCAGGCGGAGATGCATGGGGTGGTCCTAGACGGAGCGTTCGACAGCGCAACCGCAACGCACGCACACGTCACGGATGTATTTCTGCATCGGCACAGGCGGCTGGCTGACGACGCCCTTGCCGTCAGGACCGAACTTGATTTCGGAGGTCTGCCACATGCCTTCGAAGCCAAAGCGATCGGCGCGAGGCGTGTCGTAGCGAGCCTCAAAGCGACAGCCGCCAAACAGCTTGCCGAAGCGGGGGCAATCGCTCGCCATCATCCCCTCCCCGGCACGGCATCAATCGCGCGGGCCAGCGCGGCGTCGGAGGCGGAGAGAGACCGGATGCGCTCCCACGCTTCGCATGCCGGGTTGCCAACCAGATCAAGAGCCGGGATCGGACGGCTTACAAGAGCGCCACGCGCCCCAATCTCGGCAAACGTTGTCAGAGCCCTCACCACCATCAGCGCACCGCGGGACGTAAGATCATCGGTCGGGCGCATCAGGCTGCGACTTCAGCAGGCTTGACGATCGGCAAACCGCCAGCCTCTTGAAGGTCTGCGGAAAGCGCTACAACAGCCGCCTCAGCATCGGCGAGATTGCGCTCACATTCCTGCAGATGCAGCCGAGCACCATTCCTTTCTCCAAGGCATGTGATCTGACGACATTTAGCCTGCGTGAGAGCCTGAGATAGGACAAATCGCCCAAGATTATTCATCACGGCTCCCCAGGCTTCACGAACCGGATCTCGACAAGTTGCTTGATCGCACCGCCCTCACCGTCGCCGTCCACGGGCTGGACTGGCTTGCCCCAAGCACGGTCGAGGATCGTATTGACGGCGCTCATGCGGGCTGGGCCGGTCTGCTCCTTGTCGCGCATGATCTCGCCAGCCGTTTCAAGGGCTTCGACGGTCATTGCGCGAGCCATCTCGCGGACTTCGGCGGGGATCTTGGGACGACCGCCAGGATTGCCGCTGCGTCCAGCCTCGAAGGGCTTGAGGTTATCTGTTCCAGCCATTGTTCTGAACGGCGTTCAATTGTCTTCAGGGATGCCGTGCTTATCGCGCACCGGGCGGGAAGGGCTGGTGTCGAGGGGAGCCAGCATCGCGTCCATCCGCTCCTGCCAGATCGTCACCCCAGCACACCAAACAGCGCAGCAGAGGCGGGCGTAGTGGAT